GATGGTTTGGACGGTATAATAGCTACCGGTAAAACTATTGATGAGATAAAAATGGGTATGATAGAATCTATTGATACCTTTGTTTCGGAATGTGAGGAGCTAGGCTGTGATATTCCGGAAGAGTTGCAAGGTGATTACGAGTTGGTGTTTAAAATGGATGTACGGTCTTTGTTGGAGTTTTATTCTGGTATATTTTCAAAGGCTGGTTTAGAACGTATTACAGGGATAAATCAAAAACAATTATGGCATTATGCTTCTGGAGGAAGAAATCCTAGACCCGAACAAAGCTTAAAATTGGAAAAAGCCTTGCATAAATTAGGAGAAGAGCTCCTTTCCATATCATTATAAAGCCTCCCTTAAAAGGTAAAAGCGTCGTCAACACAAATTGGCGGCGCTTTTTTTGTCTCATCCCCTTCCGCAAAGAACTAGCAACAACCTCGCAACAAGCTAGCAAGGAGATATTTATTTAGCAAGGCACTTCTGTGGATTTTTGCGGTGTCCGGTAATGGTGCCGGATTAACGACAAAAATTAAAGATAATGGATAGAAATTATTTTATCGGTACTCCCGAAGGAGGCAATTCCGGTGGAAGTAAGTTTGACATCATGGCCTTTCTCCCGAGCTTGATGGGCGGTGGTGGAAAATCATTGGACCCCAATTTGGTAGCGGCTTTGATGAACAATAAGGGCAATCAAGACGCTTGGGGCGGTGGTGGTTGCTGGTGGATCTGGATCATCCTCCTGTTCTTCGTATGGGGAGGCTGGGGTGGCAACGGCTTCGGCAACAACGGGGCTAATGGATTACCCGCTCAATTGAACAATGACGCTGGGCGTGAATTGTTGATGAACGCTATCCAAGGAAACGGAACGGCTATCAGTCAATTGTCATCTTCCTTGAATTGCTCTACCCAGCAATTACAAAACGCTATCTGCCAGATCCAAGGACAGATCCAGAGCGTGGGTAACCAAGTAGGCATGAGTTCTCAACAAATCATTAATGCCGTCCAAAGTGGTAACAATCAATTATTGAGCCAGATCGCCGAGTGCTGCTGCACGGTTAACAACAACATCACTAAGATGGGCTACGAGAACCAATTGGCTAGCTGCAACCAGACAAACACGCTGGTGAATACGATGAACAACAACACGTTGACTCTCCGTGACTCAGGTCTGCAGAACACCCGTGATATCATCAACGAGGTTCGTGATTTCAAGAACTTGTATCAACAAGACAAGATGGATCGCTTGACGGCGGAGAACCTAGCCTTGAAAGGACAGATCTCCCAAAGCAACCAGAACGCCTATTTCGCCGCTACTCTACAGGCGCAGACCGCCCCTCTAGGTAACGCCTTGGGTGATTTGAGCTCAAGATTGGCCAAGATCGAGTGTAACCAGCCGGAGGTGGCAAAGGTTCCTTACTCCCCCGTGGTAGGCATACCCACTTGCGTGGCCGCCCAGTACGGATTAGGCCTAGGTCTCGGTAACTGGGGAAACTTCGGCAACGGATGGGGATAATGAGTTAATAACCTAAAAATAAAGAGTTATGGCATTCATTAGTCCTTTCATAATGGCGAACAAGAACGGTATCCCACGTTTGGAGAGCACGGGCGTTACGGTCGGGACGACCAACGTTCGTTTCTCCTTCCGCAATCACCCGTTCCTGTCAGCCCCGTTTAGCGGGTTGATCTTGTTCCGTCTGGCCCAGCCTATCCCGGCTGGTACTACCGGGACGTTGCCGGTAGTGTTTGACA